AAGAACGAATTCCGTTCAAACCATTCGAATACCCGATTTACTACAATGAAGGTTGGTTAAAACAAGCACAAGCATTTTGGCTTCATACCGAGATACCCATGCAAATGGATGTCAAGGATTGGAATGAAACCTTAACTAAGGAAGAAAAAAACTTAGTAGGTAATATTCTATTAGGATTCGCACAAACAGAATGTGCGGTATCTGACTATTGGACTAATATGGTAACTAAATGGTTTCCTAAACATGAGATAAGACAAATGGCTATGATGTTTGGTTCACAAGAAACCATTCATGCTACCGCTTATTCTTATTTAAATGAAACTTTAGGATTGGATGATTTCTCAGCGTTTTTACATGAACCTGCAGTAGCTGAAAAATTTGAGTTACTGACACAAACTTCTGCAGATTGGACACATGAGGACTTACAAACTAATGAGAAAGCAAGACAAGAAGTAGGTAGAAGTTTAGCTATCTTTTCAGCATTTGCTGAAGGGGTATCTCTCTACTCTTCTTTTGCTGTCCTCTACTCATTTCAAATGAGAAATAAATTAAAAGGGATTGGACAACAAATGAAATGGAGTGTAAGAGATGAATCACTTCATAGTAGAATGGGTTGTCAATTATTCAGACATATGTGTGAAGAATATCCTGAATTAAAAGAACAATGCAAAGATTCCATAGAAAAAGCAGCTCAACTTATTGTTAAATTGGAAACAAACTTTATTGATATGATATTTGAACAAGGAGATTTAGAAAATTTAAAAGCTGAAGATTTAAAAGAATTTATTAAAGCAAGAACAAATACTAAGTTAAAAGAATTAGGATATGAAGGTATCTTTGATTATAATAAGACAAAAGCTGATACCTTAGATTGGTTCTACCACTTAACTGGTGGTCACACTCATACCGATTTCTTCGCTATTAGACCTACTGATTATAGTAAGGCTAACGAAGGTGAAGATTGGGATGATTTATTTTAAAATAAATGGTTATATTTGAACAAGAGGTGTTAGACTTAATGTCATCACCTGAAAATGACATTTTAGATGTTGGTTATGGTTGGGGATTAACTTCAGATTATTTCTATAATAAAGGAGTAAATTCTCTAACAATTATAGAAGTTCGAGAGGACATTTATAATAAAGCACTAAAATGGAGTTTAGATAAACCAAATGTCAAAGTAATTCATGGTGATTGGATTGATATAATTCCAACACTTGATACAAAATTTGATGGAATTTTTATGGATACCTTTTGTCCTAAAGATGAAAGTTTCGATTTAAATAAAACTGAAGAAGAACATAAAAAAATGTTAGATTACTTCTTCGAAGAACCATCAGAAAAAGAATGGAACAAATATGTTTCATTTGAAGATTATTGTAAAACTATTGCAAACGAAGGATGCATTCTTTCGATTTATGAATATAGTAAATTTAGAAAGGATTTAAATTTTACAATAGTTGATACAGATTGGGGAGTTGATGGTTACCCTACAAACCATAAATTATGTTGGACTTACTTTTCAAATGGTGAGTTTAGTAAAAAAGAAAGAATAGATGTAACCGAGTATATAGATTCATCTATTAAATCATATGCAAGAGCAAGTGAAGTTCATGGAATTGGATTATTTGCTTTAGTTGACATAAAAAAAGGAGAACAAGTTTTTCCAACATGGAAAGGGGAAACTGATTGGTATAAAATAAAAGCTAGTGATACAAAACATTTACCTATATCAGTAGTTCAATATATACTTCGTTCTTTTGCAAATAAAATAGTTAATGATAAATCTGAAATCAGATTTAAACTAACTAAGGATTGTAATTTTTTATTTGCAGAACCATTGTGTTTATTAAACACACAATACGAAGAAGGAAGTGTAGATATTAAAACAGGTATAGCAATAAAGGATATAAACAAAGATGAGGAAATTTTTGGTAATTATGGAAACTCCTCACAAATAAAATTATTATAGAATGGCAGTTAAAAATTACGGAGAAAAATTTGAATGGGAACTTGATGTGGATTTTCCATCATGGGCAAATACAGAAATATATGTTAACACTATATCAAAAGGATATCTCTTACCAGGTGAAAAACCAAAAGATGCTTATTGGAGAGTGGCAACAAGAATAGCTCAAAGATTAGAAAAACCTCAACTAGCCACTAAATTTTTTGACTACATATGGAAAGGTTGGTTAAACTTAGCAACACCAGTTCTTTCAAATACTGGTACTGATAGAGGATTACCAATCTCTTGTTTTGGAATAGATGTGGGTGATAGTATTTACGAGATAGGTAAAAAGAATTTAGAACTTATGTTACTTGCAAAACATGGTGGTGGAGTTGGTATCGGTATAAATCAAATTAGACCAGCTGGTTCTAATATTACTGGTAATGGAACATCTGATGGTGTAGTACCATTCGCTAAAATATATGATTCTACAATACTTGCTACCAACCAAGGTTCAGTAAGAAGAGGAGCAGCATCAGTAAACCTTAATATAGAACATGATGACTTTGAAGAGTGGTTAGAAATCAGAGAACCAAAAGGTGATGTGAATAGACAATCACTTAATTTACATCAATGTGCAGTTGTTGGAGACAAGTTCATGAGAAAATTAGAAGATGGTGAACCAACTGCAAGAAGAAAGTGGGGGAAACTACTTCAAAAAAGAAAAGCAACGGGTGAACCTTACATTATGTTTAAAGGTAATGTAAATAAAAATAATCCTGATATGTACAAAAAGAACGGATTAAAAGTTTTTATGACAAATATCTGTTCCGAAATAACTTTACATACAGATGAATCACATTCATTTGTTTGTTGTCTTTCATCTTTAAATTTATCTAAGTATAGTGAGTGGAGAGATACTGATTTAGTTTATACTGCAACAATGTTTTTAGATGGAGTTCTTTCAGAGTTTATTCAAAAAGCAAAAAACATGAGAGGATTTGAAAACTCAGTTCGTTCAGCAGAAAAAGGTAGAGCATTAGGATTGGGAGTATTGGGATGGCACACTTACTTACAACAACAAGGTATACCATTTGAAGGTATGGAAGCTCAATTTGAAACTCGTAAGATTTTCTCACAACTAAAAATTGAATCAGAAAGAGCTTCAAGAGATTGGCATCTGAATATGGTGAACCACTATGGTGTAAAGAAACTGGTTTTAGAAATACACATCTTAGAGCCGTTGCACCAACTGTATCTAACTCAAAGTTAGCTGGTAATGTATCACCTGGTATTGAACCTTGGGCAGCAAATGTCTTTACTGAACAAACTTCGAAAGGTACATTTATTAGAAAAAACAATGAATTAGTAAAAGTACTTAGAAAAGCAGGTGTTAATAACAAAGATACTTGGGATAAGATTTTAGAAGATGGAGGTTCAGTACAAGGAATCAAAGAATTAGATAAATGGTGTTATTTAGATAATAAAATGGTATTATGTAAAGATATAACTAATGGTGATAGAGAAAAGGTTTATCCTGTAAAAGATGTTTTTAGAACATTTAAAGAAATTAATCAAATGGATTTGATAAAACAAGCTGGTGTAAGACAACAGTATATTGACCAATCTGTTTCTTTAAACTTAGCATTCCCTTCGATTGCAACACCGAAGTGGATTAATCAAGTTACAATGGAGGCTTGGAAACAAGGAATTAAAACATTGTACTATACAAGGACTGAATCGGTTCTGAGAGGAGATATTGCTGATAGAGCAGTTGACCCTGATTGTGTTGCGTGTGATGGTTAATAATTAAAAGGAGAAAAAAATGATTAAAGTAATAAAATTCGAAGCTAAATGGTGTGGACCTTGCAAAGCACTAAAACCAATTTTTGAAAATGTTTCTAATAAATTTGGAAATAACATAAACTTTTCGTATGTGGACATTGATGAGCAGTTTGCAGTAGCTCAAAAACATCATGTTCGTTCAGTACCAACAGTGATAGTTGAAAAAAATGGTGAAGAAGTCAATAGATTTGTCGGAGTTCAGTCTGAATTAACATATACAAACGCATTAAACGAAATTTCCTTATAAAAAATTTGGATTTCTCGATTTTTTTTCGTATATTTGTATACAAATAAAGGTTATATAATGGTAAAATACACAGAAGAGCAATTAGAAGCAAAATATAATAAGTTTTTAGAAGCACTTAAAAAATCGTTTGATGGAGAACGATTGGAAAAATTACTCCATATGTACTCAATGGATGAGTTAGGTCCTAACCTAATGTTATCACCAGCGAGTGGAAACAAAAACTATCACAATGCTTATGAGGGTGGTTATATAGACCATGTTATTAATGTTTCAAGAAATGCAATCAGAATGATGAGGTTGTATAAAGAAGCAGGTGGTATCATTGATTTTAAACAAGAAGAATTACTATTTGCTGCCTTTCATCATGACTTGGGTAAGTTAGGTGATGTGGGTAATCTACACTATGTAAAAAATGATAGTGAGTGGCATATCAAAAATAGAGGTGACTTTTACAAAAGAAATACTGACTTGTCTTATTTGACTCATACAGATAGGACATTCTTCTTATTAAACAAATATGGTATTCAATATACAGAAAACGAATACTTTGGTATCAAACTTACTGATGGTATGTATGATGAGGACAATATAAAATACTACAAAGTATTTGATGTATCAAAATATCTTAAAACAAACATTCAATATATTCTTCATTGGGCTGACCACATGAGTACAACCATTGAAAGAGATTTAGAATTAAAGGCACCTTTTTAATATGTGTGGAATCTTAGGAGGTAATCTCATTGATTCAACCCACGATATGAAAGATGGACTTATTTCCATGATGCATCGTGGCACTGATGGGAACACTATTTTTTCTTTTAAAAATGGGATGAAACTATCTCATAATCGTTTATCAATACAAGACCTATCAGAACTTGCAAATCAACCGATGGTCTCAGATTGTAAAAGATACTACCTTGCTTTTAATGGTGAGTTATGGAAATCCACATTCAAAAAGTTTGATAAACAACTAAGGTCAAAATACAAATTTAGAACAACAAGTTCTGATTCAGAATTACTTCTTTATTTTTTGATTGATAATTACAAAAATTTAAAATCAAAAATGAA